TTTACCTCGTTTACCCTCAGGGTCAAACATGCCAGGATCATCATGCCCAGGTCCACTTCTTCTATAGTTTCTGATAGATGCTTTACCGTAATCGCTACGACCTTTATCTACCTTTGCTTCATTTTGCAGATTTTCTAAGTCATCTAATGCTTCACTAGACCAATACACTTCTGCTTCTTCATTCTTAGGGCGACAGTCGTTTACTAACTTACCACCCTTCATTTTCATACCAACTTTTTTATGTGTTTTCCAACATTCTGCTTGAAACTCAGAGAAAGTTTTGAGTCCTTCAAACTCTTCTTTCTTACTCTTGTTTCCCCAATTCTTTGCACCAACTTTTCGGCATTTGACAAGTGCACCGCTTGCATAAGCACTTGGCCAAACTGAATAACGAGACTTTACCTTATGGTAACATGCATCCTTTTCACCTTCCGTAATGTCTTTTTTTGAATTAAGATGTTTTTTAATACGGTCGGACTGACCTTTATGCATCTTGGATGCACCGTCAAGTTCTTTGGATAATTTTTTTAGGTTAAGTTCTTCTGTTTTCACGTTGATTGCCTTACCTTTACGATCAGGATTCGGATCTTTAGCATTCTTGCGACGGAATGCTGCTTCCTCCTCATCCTTATTTAGGTTGCGTTTCATTTTACTTGAACCGCACTTTGGTTTTGTGGTCTGTCCAGGTTGTTTGGCACAGGGTTTTCCTGCATATTTGCCACCGAGTTGAACCCAACCAGGCTTGCCATCACTAGACCTACTCTTGCCAAACCAGTCACGGAGAGAATTATCACCGCTTTTGTTTTCAACGATCTTTTCATTATCCATAATGGTATGCAGGTTTGTTAGTTTTACCTAGTTTGCCTTTTCTGACCTTTGTGCCAGAAGTTTCTCCAAAACCACCAGGATTTTTACCTGGTTTTGCTTTACCTAAAGTCATAGACTTATCAGGTTTTTTGTTCTCAGTATCATGAAGTCTAGCAGGTTTACCTGCTTTCTTAGTGATCACTGATTCTTGACCATGCTTTCTACCGAGACGACGCATGACCTTGCCGAAACGTCTCTTAGACATTCCCTTTCCAGGACTCGTTTGGTATGAAACCTCACGTCCTGTACCTTCGCCTGATGAATATTTATATTCACCAACGCCTTTTTTGTATCCAATTCCTTTTTTCTTTAAATCTTTTTCGAGAGACTTTCTACTTTCTCTGTTTTTCTTTTCGTCAGTTCCACGGTCAGCAGAAATATTGCCAGTCGTTTTAGACTGTGCTTTGGAAAGCATTCTTGTGGTAGGATTGCCTTCAACTAGTTTGATAAAATCTTTGTAGTACATAACTTTTAGATTTTCCTTTTGTGCTAATTTATTTGCTGTTGCGTACATTACGCTTTTAGCATCATCACCGTAAAGGCGTTTGAAACTTTTACCTTTACGTTTCATTGCCTTTACGATCTTTTCTGCTTTCTGGTTAACTGCGGGCATCTTAACCTCCGACTACTTGAACCTCTTCAACAACGATTGCACCAGAACCTGCAGTAATTTTAACTGCACGCTTGACTACTGCTTGCTTACCAGAGTATGCATATGTGTAATCAGCAGAAGCACCAGATGAATCAACATCAGTACTAATAGAGTTAGGAGTTACAGCAGTAACTTTCTTACCCGCAGTTCCTGCAGATAGGAAGTTTGAATCGATTGCAGGAGATGTACCGTCATCTTCTACAGCGATGAAATCATCAACAGAGAATGGGTGAGTGTTTGTCATCTCACCGATGTTAGTTCCAAGTTGATAATCAGCAGTACTATCATCTACTGCTTTAGTAATTCTTGCTTGACCAGGTTTTGCTCCTGACTTAAGTAGAAGTGCTTGATTTTGTACCAATGTAATAGCAGGTCCACCGTTGAATGATACAGTAGATGCTGCTGCTGTAGCAAGCACTCTATAGTATCCAGTTTGCACTACTTGATATTCAGTTGCAGATCCTGCAACAGCGTTCGTACTTAATACTTTTAATACAGGCATTGTCGTGTCGAGTTATTTCGTGTCCTTTTTATTTAGGTCCTTTTGCTGCTTCAACATTTTTTGCAACTCGGCAGTGCTACCAACAAACATAGTGTTAGTGGTATTGTTTACAATCTTTGTGTCTTCAGCATCAAGTTCTTTCATCTTCTTTTGAAGATCGATCAACTTATCTGCTACATCTCCCACATTTTTGATAAGTTGCCCTGCAACTTCATAAGCGCGAGGATGATCCGATGATCTCGCCACGTCAAGTATCCCATCAACTGCCTCCTGACCTTTCATGACCAGATTATGTAGTTGTGCTCTACTTACTTCGTAGTCTTGCTTAACATCTTGTGTGTCGGATTTCTTAAGAGTTGGTTTTACATTCTCAACATGTTTTTGCAATTCGGAGGGTTCTGCTCCGAATGCATCATTCAAACCACCAAACGGATCTGCCATTAGATTGCCTCATCATTACCACTTACGAAGTTTTTCTTCTTCATATCTGTAAACTCAGATTTCATTTCACCGAAACCAAAGTCATCATCACTATCTATAAGATCGTGATCTGCCTGATCTACCTTGAATACGTTAGCACCACTAGCATGTGCACCTGCAGTAGTTCCTTCATGTGCTCTAAGAACAGATAGACTTGTACCTGATACTTTAGTGACTCTCATCAACTCAGTGCCAATGTAGATATTATCAGACTTAGCAATACCACTTGCATCAGCAACTGCAATCAAGTTATCATTAGTATCAGCAGCAGCAGATAGAGTTGTAACAACGACTCCATCTCTGTCTTGAATAGACTGAGGTGTTGCCTGATAACGTACTTCTCTTGGTGCTTTGTTGACGTCTGTATTCGAGTAGTAATCGACGCTTGACTTCTTGATAACCTTGGACTCTGTAACAGGACCGTATAGGTATGTTTTTGCAGTAAAGGATAATGTATAGATGATTGCTCTACGTTGTGAGAAGTCTCCCTCGTAGGAATCTTCATACTCAATATTGTTTAGTACAACAGGGATATCTCTAATTTCACTCATCTCAGGCAGTAACTTAACTGCAAGATTATAATGAGGTTGGAATACTGGTAAGATTTGTTCTAAGATTTGCAAACCATCTTCTTGATTCTTGGAGATGATTGCCAACTCAAAACCAATATTATATGGCACAGGCATAAACACATTTTTGTTTTTTGTGTTTGAACTTGCGATTTTAATTTTCTGTGTAGGTGCTACCTTTCTAGCACTATCGTAATTAACACCAGTGATCTCAAACCCGATACGGGGTAGAGTAATTTGAACCCGTTTGTTTGTAGGGTCAGGTACTTGGTCTAGACGCGCCAGGAACTTATCTTTTGGACCATATGCCAAAGGCACCTTCATCACTTCATCTTGACGACGAAGTTCGATATTGTTGAATAAAGTTCCAAACGCAACAATAGTCTTTCTGAATATTTCGTGGTATGAGTAGTTTCCTAACATTAGATTGTTCCATCAGTTACAGATCCGACCGTTCCGAATGGATTTGTTTCGGTGAAGTCGATAATATCATTATCTAAAGTCTCAAAGTCATTATTCTGATCAAACTCTGAGTTAGTATTATTGATTGTATTATATGTAGCAGTTGTCCAAGATGCGCTGCTAGTGCCTCCTGTGATCGTCTCAGGGACTGAGAACGTACCAGAACGATTGATAACAATAAGAGTCCTAGTACCAGAGTCAAATGACTTAACTTCAGCAGTAACATTGGATGTACCACCAGTTACAGTTTCACCTGCTGTAAATGTACCAGATCCTCCTGCTACCAGACCAACTGTAATCGCATTTGCGAACGCAGTCTCGATAGCATCCAGATCTGTAATACCAGTATTAATTTCCTCATCACTGAATTCAAAGAGTTCACACTGACATTCCCAAACATAACCTTTACCTAATTGGTAGAAAGGTTTCTCTGCTTCTACAAATGTAATTGAGAACAGGTGTTTGGTTACTGGGAACCAGATTAAATCCCCTTCGTTCGGTCTTCCTTCGACGTTAAGCGTTGTAGAGTCGTCAACATGCTCTTTAAATTTTTCACGGGAGAATATAAAAGTTGTCTTGTCTTCGATACGGACTCCAAATTTGCTAAGTAACTCACCTTGCCCTTCCCATCCTTCAACATTATTGACATATGCTCGGATAGGTTTCGCGCTTTCAAATTTTGAATCCGAGTCTTCTCCAAAGACTGTATCTTTGTTGACAATCGTTCTCGGAACATAGTAAATATCTTGCCCATAAATTTCAATAGTTTCTACAATAAGATTTTCAATGAACTTTTGCTCTTGTGCAGAACCGTTAATGTTCAGTCTTGCACTATTGCTATAGTCTGATTGTACATAATCCTGTGCGGGAGTGTTGGAGATTGCCATTTCGGTTTACCCTACCAAGTCTAAAGGTGGAAGTTCATATGTTGATCTAATCTGTTCTTCAAGATCTTTCTTGAATTGACTAGCATCATCTAAAATTTGTCTACCATTTAAGGTAACACCGCCAAGCATTTGAATACCATCATACTTACTTAGGTTCCTTCCCCATTGCTGTTGAAATAATGCTTCGACATAATCCTTCAACCAGTTGTCGTTAAACATGTTTGTATATGTTGTAGGATCTTGCCTCAATGACATTTCAACTAATAGAAAATCACCCGCTGTCAAATCTGCCCAATCCATATCAAGATATAATCTACCTTGATGCTCATTAAATCGAACTCTACGATCTCTTTGTGAGTTAGTAACCCAGTCAAGAGTCTCAAGATACTGTGAAGTTAAGAAGTAATGTAGAATGTGTCCATGCGTCATAGCATAGATGTCATTCAAAAAGATCTGATACTTGATGTTAAAGATATTTCCAGGAACGATACTTGACGCACCGATCTGAGAATACACATGGTTTACACCTAAAGTTCCAGGTGGCAGATCAACATAATTGTTTTGCTCAAACCAAGCACTACCACCTGCTTGTGTAGTTCCTTGTGCTGCAGTTTTGATAGCATCAGTCACCTCAATTTTCATAAAGGTTTTGTAACTACCATTGTAGTGATACTCTTGGTAGTAGTCGATTGCCTCTTCGATTAAATCATCTAGTTGCTCATCGGCAACGTTGATGTCAATCGTAGGAAATCCTAATCTACGAAGAGCATAGTTCTTTAGTTCTGTTTTACTTGCGGGTCTAGTAGCAGACATAACTTATTAACTGAATGAGGATATGGTCAAGGCGGTAACATCATTAGCACTGACGACTTCTCCTTTCTTGAAGAATCCGTCAACATTATCAACAGTGACTTGGTTAGTTCCAAGGGCAGTGATAACACCTGTGGTACCAGAAGTAGCACCAGTAACGGTTGCTCCAACTTCCATCGTTGTGATGTCAGTAAGAGTTAGAGTTGCATTAGTTGCAACGGTAGCAGTATTCACTGTACCACCTGATCCTGGGTTTGATCCATCAAGACCAGTTGGTTGAACAATAGTGATTGTCTCACCAACAGCATAACCAGTTCCACCGTCATTGATAGTAACGTTGGTAATTGCACCTGCGGATGCAGTAATATTTACAACCAAACTTGCAGATCCAGAACCTCCAGTCGTTGCTAGAGCAGTTCCTGTAACATAATTTGATCCACCTGTCAAGGTTGCCAAGTTGAACGACAATACTTTACCTGCATTGGCGTTAGTGATTGTAACTGTATCTGTGATCAGATAGTCACTACCACCTGCATTAACTGCAGCAGCAGTGATGTTTCCATCAGCATCGACTGTGGTGTCAACAGTCAATCCAGTTGCACCAGATGCAGCACCAGAGGTTGCAACTCCAGTAGCAGCAGAGAATCCTCCACCACCACCGACGCTAACACCAGTGGTAACAACTGCACCAGGAGTAGGATCACCAGACAAGTTCAAAGTCAGAGTAGTGCTAGTTGCAAGGTTAGTTAACATTGCTCTTAGTTGCTCATACGCATTATCAAGTTTTGCTTGAACTCTTGCTTCAGTGTAGTACTGGTTAGTTCCTTCTGCAAGGTTTGTAGTAGTCTTCTCAGAAAGATCGAGGTTACCACCAGTCTGCAGAGCGACACGAGCGTCTGCCCTAGCATTTGTATAGTAAAGGTTTGTACCCTCACTAAGATCACTAGTAGACTTAGCAGCAAGACTGAGGTTTGCACCAGTTGCAGCAGCAACACGGGCATCAGCACGGGCGTTAGTAAAGTAGAGGTTTGATCCTTCAGTAAGGTTTGCAGTAGTCTTAGCAGCAAGACGTGTATCAAAACGTGCATCAGTATAGAAGAGTTTGCTACCTTCAGTGATGTTGCTAGTATTGATATCTGCTTGAGTAACAGATAGTTCACCACTACCAGACAACTCAATACCTGTTCCGTAAGTAAAGTGTGTCCTTGTTCGAGCAGCAGTGGTGAACAGGTTGCTTGATCCTTCAGTTACGTTATCAGTATCAATATCTGCTTGAGTTACAGTCAGTGTGTATGTATTCGCAGCATCGTTATATGCCTTAGTAATACCAGTTCCTGCTGTGATAAGAGCATTTACTCTATCATCAACTCTTTCGTCAGTGTAGTAAAGGTTAGATCCTTCAGTAATATCTCCTGTGTTAAACTCAGTAAAGTCAATCGCCAAGTCAGCAGAGGTAAGTTTTACACCTTTGCCATATGTGAAGTGAGTTCTGGTTCTTGCAGCAGTAGTAAAGAGGTTTGAAGATCCTTCAGTTACGTTATCGGTATTGATATCGGACTGAGTGACCGAGAGTGTATATGTATTATTTGTATCATCATAAACTCTAGTGATACCAGTGCTTGCAACGAACAGAGCATTGATTCTGTCATCAACTCTTTCGTTAGTAAAGTAAAGGTTAGATCCTTCAGTAAGATCACCAGTGTCATGATTTGAGATGTCAGATACCTGACCAGTTACATTACCTACTAATGCAGCAGTAATAATGTTAGCAGCAAAGTTACCAGATCCGTCTCTAATTACTAGGTTGTTAGCAGAGTTACTACTCGCACTAGCAACGTTAATTGTAGTATTACCAGAAACACCATTAGCATTAGTAAGGGTAATTCCTGAGGAAGCGGTGACTTGGAGAGTTCTTTGGGCATAAGTTCCAGTTCCTGTACGAACGACATATCCTGTTCCAGACATGGCAGCAAGACCAGTGCTATCAGCATCAACAAACGTTGTATTGATAGTAGGAGCAGAACTTCCATCTACAGATACAGAACCTTGAACAACACCTGCAAGGGTGAATGTTCTAGCAGTCTTCCAAGCGTCAGCAGTAGATGCGTTTCCTAAGAAACCTGCACCCGAACCTGTGCCAGAAGCAGCAGTAATTTGATTAGCAGCAAAGTCACCAGATGCATCACGATTAACAACTGTAGAGACTGTTGCAGCAGTCGCAGTTGTCATACCATCTAGTAAGTCTGCGTTAAGATTATTAATTTTATCAGTTGTTGGAATGACAAGAGCAGGACCAGATGATACCTGAGAGATAATCTGACCATCAACAGTTGCAGTTCCATCAACATTTAAGTTATTATCAATGTCAACAGATGTACCTGCACCAGTGACATGGATAGAACCAATTCTTAATGCACCGTCAGTACCAGTGAATACTTCAGAGGAGTTACTTGCACTAGTTAAGAGTGCAAATTCTGAAGAGGATCTGTCAAAACCAAAGAAACCGAGTTTGGCAGAACCATCAAAGTAACGGAATTCAACACCACGATCTTTACCATCGTTAGATGAAGGTGCAGTGTCGCCACCAACGGTGATGATAGGATCATCGATTGTAGTGACAGTGCTGTTAATAGTAGAAGTTGTACCATTAACGGTAAGGTTTCCAGTAACAACAAGATCAGATTGTAATGCTGTGTCGCCTACAACAGTTAGTTGACCTTGTGATACAACATTACCATTATCAGTATCAACTGTAAACTTATCTACACCAGAACCATTTTGAACTTTGAAGAACTTATTATCTGCTGTGACAGTAACATTATCGTGAGTTACCAAACCTCCAGAAATATCAGCACTACTATTAAGATCTAATGCACCAGTTAATTCAGTGCCACCATAAACTCTCAATCCTTCACCAACAGCAAGGTTCTTAGCAATACCTGCACCACCACTGAGACGGAATGCACCATCAGCAGAATAAGATCCAGAAAGAGTTTGTTGGGTATTTCTAGTGATCGTAGTGACGTTAGAAATGCCAACAGTATTATTGATTTGAGTAGCACCACCAATCGTTGTTTCACCTGCAATGATAGTATTACCATTATCACTATCAACAGTAAACTTATCTACTCCAGAACCATTCTGAACTGCAAACTCTTCGTTAGCAGCGTTGAGGATAAGTGAATCATTAATAGTTGTCTGACCTTGAAC